TCTCTGTGAACAGTCATGTTGCAACCATTCTTGTGATTCACTCTGTCATCCTTTTCAGTAGACCAAACAAGTTTCTTGATGTTGTTTCTTTTGCAGATGTCAGCAACCAACTGAATCAAAGCATTGTATGCAGCATCTGTGACTGCATAAGGTGCTTTTTTATCAGATGCAACTTCAATTGTGACTGCTCTGTGGTCATTTGTTGCATTGGAAGAACACCAACTTCTGTCCTTTTCATCAACAGAAAGACCAATGCTTCCATCTTTACCAACCACATAGTTTGCAGAACATTCCCTGTCAGTTGTTGCAAAGTAGTCACAACCTTCTTTTGCAGTCCACTGTGCAACAATGCAGTGAATTGTGATTGTGTCAATTGCATGTTTTCTGTTCTTGGTTTTGTGTTCTGTGATATTAGTGTAAGTCACCAAAGGACTGTTTGTGTATGCCATAATTATTCACCTTCTTTTTCTGTCTTCTTTGTTAAAATCTCAATTGCCTTTGTAATGACAGCAGGAATTGGAAGACCCATCAGACCTGCATTTTCAATGATGCTGATGGTTTCATTTGCAATATATCCAATAATCACTGCATCACGAACAAAGGTTGTGTTCATTACAAGGTCAAGTCTGCAAGCAATCAAGACAATCAAAAGTGTCATTCCTTTTCTACAAAGACCCTTCCAACCTGCTCTTGATTCCAAAGCACCTGTTTCTGTCTTTGAACTGTTATGGAAAACACCTGCAACAATCAATCCTGTTGCATAATCAATTGCCATAAAAATCACCAAAGTGGTCAAAGCTGCATCCCACCCCCCAAAAAGGGAAGTGATAAAAGCACCAATCACCCCAAAAATAGTTGTAATTAAACCTTTCATTTTTCACCATTCCTTTCATTGTGTGATGAACAAGAAAATCCCCTTCTGTGACCTTATATAATGGTCATATAAAGGGGATTTCTTGCTTCTTGATAATTTGCTTTACTGTGCAAGGTCAGCACAATCCAGGTCAATCAGAACCTGCTTCACCTGTTCCTTGATTCTTTCAGGAACATCTGCAAAAGTCTTCTTGCCCTTGATGATAAGTGTTGCATAAACAACTGCCATTTCTGCCACCTTCTTTCTATACCAATTTATAATGAACCTAAACATCAGCATCAAGGATTGCCTGAACATCATCCTTCAACTTGTCAGGTACATCATCAATTGTCTTCAAACCCTTTCTGATAAGGTCTGCATATACTTTTGCCATGATTCACACCTTCCTTTCCTTATGCCATCAGTTCATAAACTTCACACAATGCAAGCTGTGTGTCAGTCACCTGCTGTTCCAGTTCATGGTTCTTTTCAGACATCATCAAGATGTATTCATCTTTGTCATACTGAATCATGTCAAATTCATAACCAGTGAAACCTTCCTGGTCATCCATTCCAGGTTCAGAAACTTCTTTGATGTTGCTGTGAACCCAAACAGAATGTTCATCAATGACCACTTCATCAGGTCTGACAGTGCTTCTTGTTTTTCCAAAATCTTTCATGCTGCATTTCCACCTTTCTTGATATGAATTTCATAATATGCTTTTGCATATGGTTCTAATGGTTCAATGTACTTTTGCGACAACCTGAAAGAATCACAATGAATCAACCAACCTTTGTATGAATTGATGGAACACCATTCTGAATAGTTCATCATTTGGTTGTTATCAATCACCTTCTTGTGCAGCTTCTTCATCTTCTTTTTCATCTGCTTGCAGGTTGATTTTCGCAAAAGTTTATAGTTCAAAAATGTTCGATAACCGACAAAGTCAACACCCCTGACAAAGGTTGGAAACACCTGCCAGTTTTCCTTGACTGTCAGCTTCAATTCCTTCCTGAAATACACCTTGATTTCATTCAGCAGCTTGTGAAGTTCTTCTTTGGATGACCCAAGAACCACAATGTCATCCATGTATCTGAAATAATATTTCACATGCTTGACTTCCTTCATCCAGTGGTCAAAGGAAGACAAATAAAAATTCCCACTGTACTGTGAAATGTAGTTACCAATGGGAATTCCTGTGTCACCAGGTGTGGAATCAATAATTTCATCCAATAACCAAAGAAGGTCATCATCCTTGAACAGTCTTCTGTATTTGTTTTTCAAAATATCGTGATTTATGGAAGGATAATATTTCCTTGCATCCAATTTCAAACAATACTGTGTTCCAGGAACATCATTTTGAATTGCTTCATCAATATCATGAAGTGCAAGATGAATTCCCCTTCCAGGGATTGCTGAATAAGTATTCTTGACAAAATGTTTCAACAAATATGGTTCTATCACTTGCAGGATTGCCCACTGACAAATTCTGTCAGGAAAATATGGAAGTTTGAAAATTTCCCTGGTCTTTCCTGAATCATTCTTGATGAAAGTGGTATATTCTGATGTGTGATAAGTTTTGTTGATAAGCATTTCCTGCAATATACCAAGATATTTTTCAGGTTCTGCATCAACCATTTTGACTTCTTGATACCATCCTTTTCCCTTTCGTGCATGTTGGTGTGCAAGTTTCAGGTTTTCCATGTCACAAATTTTTGAAAATAGATTTCCATATCTTTTCATGACATCATTTCCTTTGTATGCACCTTCAAACTGATTCTTCAACTTCACATGTGTGATTTACCAAAACAGTTCAAATGAATTTTTGTGTTTTGCCAAGTGGCAGGGCAGAAGTGAAAATTGTATAACTTTTGTGCATTTAGTAAGTGACTGCCGATATTACGATTACGATTCGAAGAAGTATTATTCACATTCCAATAGAAACTACCTGCATTAGTACCATTATTCCAATTACTGCCCAATTTAGTGACTGTTATAATGCTTTTTTGTCAGGTGTTCTTGTGCTTCCCATCAGCTTCACTTCTGCCCATATTAAAATTTCAATTTACATTTTTATGCAGCAGGTGCATCAGTTCCATCAGGTACATACAGCAAGCGACCGCCGATATTACGATGACGATGCGAAGAAGAATGATTCACATGCCAACAGAAACCACCCGCATGAGCACCACTATCCCAATAACCGCCCAATCTAGCGACCGTCCAGGAATTTGCTGCTTTGTTCTGATAGAAATAATCACCAACAGGAAGGGAACTGTTTCCACTGGTTTCAGATGCAATGAACAACCAATCAAAGTCTTCATTGTATGCAAAAGCTGAAACATATCCATTTGTTCCTGCAATTGTGATTCCTGCATCCTGATAAGGGTCAGAACCAATGTTGTCTGCAAAGTCATGGTCTGCAATATAAACAGAACCTTCACCATAGTTATATACATTGATTCCATCAATCCACTTCCAAATGTTACCAAAAGGATTTTCCTGTCCACGATAAGAAACAACAGTCCAACCATTGGTGTTGACAACAGCACCAGTCTTGTTTCCAAGTGTAGTGGTTGCACCAGTGATTTCAGTCATGGAAGTTGTACCATCATCAGTCTTGTTGGTTACACCAACACCAATCTTTGACTGCATATCAAAAGAAGCATATTCAACAAGGAACAAGATTTCAGTTGCAGTTGCAGACTGAACAGTTTCCTGTGACCAACCTGCACCCCTGTTTGCAGCAATTTTTCTGAAACCATTTCTTGTTGCACCACCCTGTGTCAGTCCACTTGTAGGTTTTGCACCAACAATGGATGCAAGAACATCATTTGTCCAGTCAACATCCTGTGCATCATTCATGTTGTATGCAGCAACAGATGTGTCATAAGCACAACCTTCATATGCAGAAAGATAAATGAAATTCTTTTCCTTTCCATCCTTGATGAATGCAGGATGAAGTTTGAAACCTGCTTTCATGGTATCAGATACATAATATCTTGCCTTTCTCATGTGGAAACCTTTTCCATCTGCAATCTTTTCAAGTTCAAGTGGTACAACCTTATAATAGAATTTAGGCTGTTCAACCATAACCTGCACTTTTGTTCCTGCTGCATAAGTGTTTGCAGTTTCACCTTCACCAATAGTGATTGCAGATGTAAGGACACCAGTTTCACTGAATCCT